CTTGGTTACATCCGGCATCTGGTCATTAGTTGACACGGATCACCATCTCTTTCTTCGAGGCTTTGTACTGGTCATCGGTCAAACCAAGACGCTTCGCAATACGTTTGTCTTCCTCGGTTAACACGTTCGGGTCAACTGGTGGGGCTCCGCCACCAACGCCAACAACGTGCGTCTCGGCGAAGAAGTCGCTGCCGTCCTTCGCGGCCGTTGTGATGTCGTCTATGTGGTTGCCAAGCACGGAGTTAAACACCTTCAGCCAAGACTCCGGCGTTCCCTGATAGGCGAGATCAACAGATTTCATCATCTCATCAATCTCACCCTCATACTTGGTGAACATCGCCAACTTCGCGCCAGACAATGTCTGCTTCGCCATGAATTTGGCGCTGCGGGCTTGATTCTGAAGAGTCAAAGTAGCGAATGGCTGCATCCGCTGTGCGAACGCAAGATCCTCGTTTTCGAGGAACGATACCGGTGCTGCGGGGCCTTCTTGCTTTACCGCTGGCTTCACACTTGATTCAAGCTGAGCCAGGCGGCTCTTCACCGAATCAAACTCACTCAACTTCGTTGTGGCATCGGACAACTGTGTCTTCAAGGCGTCCACTTCGTTTGCTTTTTGGACGGCAGTGGCCAAGTCCTCCGGCTTCATGTTCCGAATAGACTCCGGCAACTCCTCGTCTTTCTTTCCCCACCAATTTGGCATGGCTATTTGCCTCCCGTCTTTTTGTTAATAAAATCTTCGATTATTTTTGGCAAGCCGATCATCTTGGCTAGAATCTCCGCCCGCCCTTGACAACGGAAAAGCTCCGCGGTGTCGGAGGACTCCCGAAGCCTTTTGTTGTTGGACTCATCCAAACTCTTTAACCACGCAGCAAACTTACGGCCTTCGCCGCTTGTAAGCCACTGACGCATCGAGTTCGGATTACTCAGCAGTTCGTCAATGTGCGTCATCGGCCTTGACCTCCTGCCGTCATTAATGCCACCATCGACGGGTCGGCCGCTCCACCAGCGGCAACCGCGTTAGGTGGTGTTGCTCCGGGTTGAGGTGCTGGCATCCCATTTGGTGGTGGAGCACCGGGCCCTGCCTTCACTGGTTCCGGAACAAACTTCTCAGGCTCATCGTGTCCGAAGTGACGGAACACCGATTTCATCAGGTAATTACCAGCATCGATGGCATCCAACAAATACTGTTTCTGCGTAGGATCCATGACTGGGCTATTCGTCATTTGCAACATTTGCGCGATTGTCTGGTAATGACGCTGTGCCAATCCCGTCAACATCATGTCGTTTTGTTTCTCAACTTCACGGTTGACCGACGCGGTTGATGCATACACTGGAAGTGTTATACGGCCTTGCTTGATAAGCTGCAAAGCCTGCTGAACCCGCTGCGCCATATCGCCGTACCGCTCAAAACGTTTCGATGAATCGGCACCAAATTCAGCCTCTTGCCGAGCAATAATTCGGCCCAGCTTAGTATGAGCGTAGCGGATGTCGGTGATGTTGAGGTCGGTTCGGGTGTTACCTTCTTGCAGAAGGCTGAGGGTACCCATTGAAGAGTAAACGCCCCTCTTACTCATTGTCCCACTTCCCATACCCTGAATCGGTCCCGACACCCCGCTACGCTTTTCGGCCAGCTCTAAAGTTAGCCGCTCTTCGTCAATCGTCATCGACGAAACTTGCCCCGGTGACATCCCTTCTGCCTCATCTTTCTTGGCAGGCACCGTCGCGCCAGGGAAGATCCTATACCCTTTGTGCAGTTCGCTGTCCGGATCGACACGCCAAACCATCGTATTTGCGACGGTTGAGTTATCACGGCGATTATTGTGGATCTGGCTAACTTCCTCTTGCAGCATCGCAAGCGTTTCGGCAAAGCCGTAACCGAAGAAGAAGTCGTCGCGGTAGAATAAGCGAGCGGTTGTGAAGATATCGTCAGGGTAGTAGTTATGGAATGCCCGAAGAATAACGTCATTCTGCTCATTATACCACACAATCAACCGCGTATAATGACGGCCTATCTTGTATTTGAAATGGCACTCGTAAACGTCGTACTCAGCCCAACCATAACCACTTACAGTATGGGCCCCTGTGTCAGCCTCGGTGGACTGTTGGATATAATCCGGAGATGTACGGTCTGGCTTTCCAAGGATTTTCTTAACAGCTTCCTTATCGTAAATGCCGCGATATGCCCGCTCCTCCAACTCATCACGCTGGTAACGAAGACGATGGTATTTAAACGGGGCTGTCTCGACGGTACGTGCCGTGGGTGTGATACCGAAATCACGGAACGGAATCTTTTCTGGACGGCAGCCTTCATATTTAATCTCGCTGTAGTATTTGTTGGCACCATCATCACCGGAAGGCATCGCAATATCTTCGATGCGCTGTTCCCATGGGGATTTAACGGTAGATGTGCCGTATTTGATGGTTTCACCAAACCACTCATGGTAAACGCGATACAGATCAAGCTCGGATGGTTCTACACCAATGTAACCGAGATGCTGTTCAAGAGCGCCGCGAAGTTCGTCGCCTCTCATTTCCTTTGGAAAGCTGCCAATCAGGCGCGTTGTCCACAAAGGGGTAGTCTTATACACTGCGGCCATTACGCGAGCCAACAATGTATCACTATGTATAGCAATGACCGGAACGATCAGATTTGATGCACCGTGGAACGGAAACTCCCGAACCGTCTGCGCCGGGATGGCTTCGTAGGCTTTGCGCCAAATCTCCAACTTCGTTTCGTGAAGTTCCTTTAATCCACTCCGAATAGAAACAACTTTGTCACGGAGGTAGCGGCGCAACCGTTGGTCGGCTGCCTCAGTTAGCGGCACTCGAATTTGATTTATCTTTGCCATAGTTGCGCCGTCCTAGATGCGGGGATCACCTCCTCGTTACGCCGTTGGTGCCACTGCCGGAGGATTCACAACTGCATCCTCTGAGTTGATGGCGGAGTCAAGCTCCGTAATCTTGGCCGCAATAGCGTCGAGGTCTGTCTGCGTAACGGGTACGCCATTTGCGAGCTGTGCTCCCAAATTCGTCACCTGGGTCTGGAGCGTGCTAATAGCAAGTGTTACGTCGGTCTTTAGCTTCGCAAAATCATCCGACAGCTTTGAAAGCGAAGCAAGGATTGATGTGCCGGTATTCGTCGTTGACATAAGGTACTCCTTGATTTGCACCAACAACGTGCGGATTGATGGACGGCCGAACATACGACCTCCGGTTACTTCTTCAAAGCATCGGCTACTGTGCCCAACGCCACTAACACTGCATCCAACTTCGTGTGGACTTTGTTCAGGACACTGGTAAAGATGAACCACACAACGCTTACGGCTACAGCACCAGCGAAAAAACCGCCCGCAAAGTTAAGCATTGTTTCCTCCTTGTGATGGAGTAGTATTCTTGAATGACAGGCCTGAAACAGAAGATTCACCTGGCAATGTCATGGTCTTATCGACGCTTCGCATGTAAACGAAGCCAGTCATGTAAACACCAAACAGCGTGAGTAAATCTCCTGGCAGTTGAATCACATCGACATGAGCACCGCTCATCCTAGCGATTGGAATACCGATGTAGTTAAAAGCCAAAATGAACTCGATAATATAAGCGAATGTCGGACGAGCGCGAGCGGTAAATTTGTCACTGTTCTGCGAATCGGCACGAATGTTCTGTCCAGCGATGTCGTTTAACTTTACTTCGTAGTCCTGTGATTGCTTCTGCAAATCCGCCTGCATTTGCAGTATTTGCTGGTCATATTTCGCCTTATCTTCTGGCGACATATGAAACTGGCTAATAATACCAGTAACTGAGTCAAGGGCCGGTTTCAGCAGCGTATCCCAAATCGCCATATCAAGCCTCGATCAAGAAGTGGTACACGATCCAGCCAAGAAACATAGCACGTAGCCACGGCGGAACGGTAGCACGGACCAACTGCGTTAACGTCGCGTCTTGACGGCCGCCAAACACACCTAGCATTTCCCAAACGAAAGCCCAGACAAATAGAACAAGCCATACATACAAATTCCACGTTGCGTAACGAGCGAATCTATCCGCAAATGCCGTCATTACATTACCCTCGTTTGGTAGCCAGCACTGTAAGGACGACCAATCAACGCAGCTTGTTGGTTGTTTTGCCGCTTCAAGTTCTGCATTGCTTGTGCATTGCGAGGGTTCCGAAGCATCTGCGGCGTATATGCCAACGCATCAAGAATGTCCCAATACCGAGATTTCGGAAACTCACTATATTCGCCGTAGAAATCGGTGAAACGACGCTGAGTCCAAAAACGACCAAACTCGAAAAGAGGGCCAAGGGCTCCGCTAATGCGAAACTCTTTCTTATGGCTGATTGTACCGTCCTCTAGCTCAACCTCGCCTTTAAGAGGCACAATAGATAGCCGATAATTATGGACGCCAGCATAATACTCAATGTGGTGAGCACCAAGTCCCTGACCGGCGCATGTCTCGAAACCAACTTTATGAAGTCCCCAACGCTGAGCCATTTGGAACAAGGTTCGGAAGTATTCTTCATAGGTGCACGCTTTCGCCCAACAGTCGATAAAGTAGACGTTGCCTTCAGGAGACATTGCCGTTACTACGATGGAGTGGCGGCAACGACCCTGCGCCGCAGATTGGCTGTGCATTGGATCCGTTGCCAGTGCGAGCTTACACACTGCAAGGGGGATGTCTTTTACGACGACGCCATCTTTAGTTTCGTGGCGAATGGTAACTTTACCTTCAGCGTCACGCACCAAGATGAAATATCGTAACCACTCCGACTTAAACTGTGCGTCTTCAGGAGCGCATGGCTTGTTCTGCATCTGGCAACTAAACTTGTAGGTGCCAAGGCGCTGCTTGTACCGTTCGAGCTTGGCGATGGAATACTCTTCCGGGAAGATCGGAATACCGTATGGATGTGCTGCACAGCAGCCGCCAAGCGCACTGTGAGTCTCCCACTGGAACCACGTCTCATGCTCTTGCACACAACTATTCAGGTCGTGGTAACCCCAACGATTACCAATAATCAATTCATCGGCTTCGTGGTTCGGATCGTCCTGGTCGAAGGCACCAAGCAGAAGTTGGTGATATTCGTATGCCCGCTCCATAATCGACGGAGATTCGACCGTCTTCATGCCGACCAAGTCGTCCTGGATAATCATATGGTAGTGACGCGATTGTAACGCGCCGCCCATACCTATGAAGTCGTAGGTGCCTTCACCGTGTGGAGCCG